CCACATTGATACAACGTCAAGGTGACCTTCAACAAATACACACTCATCTAAAGAACGAATATGCTGAGCAGCACGATATTCATTAAAGACGATATCGGACTTGTTAAAGATTAAATTATTCTCAGTGTTTTTATATTTAGGTTTTACGTCTGGCAGTATCGTTCTTGCAGTAAACCCAACAAAATTGCCGAGATGATTGCTAATTGGCAGTGTTAATCTTTTACTTATGTGGTCATAGCCAATTCCAAACTCTCTTGAAGCTTCGGGCTCTATGTTCCTGCTTTGAATAAAAGCTATGCTTTCAGGATAATCCCTAAGGCTCTTACGATAACCGATTTGTTTATCAGTTACATCGTCAAACGCTTTTTGCCGTATCGCTTTATTTTTTGCTGCCTGTTCGGGGTCTTCGTTTGTGTGCTGAACATCTATACCGGCGGAAGCTGCTACTTTTTCACATGCCTGTGCGAAGTTAATCCCATATTTCTGAGAGATAAACCCTATGGCGTCATCATGGTGCTGACAGACGTGGCAAAAGACAAAACCCTTATCGTCACTAACAGTTAGTGACGGGTTACGGTCATCATGCCAAATGCAGTGTGTAACAAATTCTCGTCCAACCTTTTTCAGGTATGTGCCGTCACGCTGAAGCACGTCGGATACCGACAGCGCCTTGAGTTTACTGATTGTCTCTTGTGAGACGGCCACGAAAAAAAAGTCAACTAGGGGGAGCTTATCCGGCCTGCAGGGGAATGCAACTAAATTGGTTGAGTCTAATTTAAGATTCTCTAGATGTTGTGTGCTCTACATGACATTGCAGGAAGTCTTGAATAGCCTCAACAGGCAAAATGTTTGTTTTGCTACAAAAATAGTCTTCAATCGCCTTCCTTTGTTTGGCATTTAACATGTTCCATGCACATTCTGCATAAAATCTATAGTGTTCTCCAAAGTTGATTTCTTCTGGTTCCAGGCTTTCCGTTGGCTTAGCGTGCTCATTAATCTCAAGCGGTGGTCCAGAGCACACACTTTTGATTTCCTGCCATTCAGATATTTCAATTTCTAACTCCTTAGCGATTTCAAGATCATTAGATCCGCGATACATTAACCTACGACCTTTGATCCATTTCTCGCGCATTTTGTGCGTCAACCGCATTGCGTAAGTGCGATCTCTGATCCAATGCAACAGTTCACCCCTAATTGTTGGGACTGCAAGACTGCTGAATTTAAATCCAGATTCAGGATCGTAACGATATGCCGCCTTACATAATCCCTCTAGTGCCGCACCTTCAAGAGTGTCGTAATCAATATCTGTTGTGCGTTGTAGCTTCCAAGCCTCACGTCTTGCAAGGTTAATATTTTCAGAGGCGAGAATTTGCTGCTCTGGGCTTAATTTAAACTTCTTAGCTTTTCTCGCCATTGTAACTTAACCATACATTTAATTGTATCACCAAACATTAATAGTTTTAACACCTTCAATAACTCTATCTCCACGACCCCATGTAACTTGAGTGATCTGAGGTGCAACACGTTGAAGTGAATAATTAATTGCCATTGTTAATGCGTCAACTTGGTCATCATTTTTTGAAGCAGGGAACAATGAAAACTCACTAACAAAATTATCTAACCAGGGTGAACTAATTGGTAGGTATACGTTACCCGCCTCAACAACTGGGACAATGCCGGCAGCACGAGCCTCCTTGCTCTTTTCAGGCTTAAACCCGATCAGTCCAGGCACTTTCTTTTTGGCCATCTGGTAGACCGCATAACCACTAGCAGCAAGTTCAATCACCGTGCCGTCAAGTTGATGTCTTTTGTACATTCTGGCAATCATATTCATCGTGCCAATCACATCCGTTCGCTCTCTAAACAAGTCCAATACATAGAAAGATGGACCAGCCTGTCCAACAACTAAACCAACCACATAGTCGCTGTTTTTAGCGTCAGTAAACGTACAGTCAATGGACAGCAAGATTCTTTCAAAATCAGGAATAATTGAATCATGCGAATAATATTGCCACCACGTTGGATCAAACATGTTGCCGCCGACGGGAGCAGGACGTTGCTGATACAACGATGCAAATTCCCTGGTGCCGATTGCCTCTCTAATGCGCTCATAGTCCTCTTCGTCATAGCGCTGGGGGCAAAGTGCCTGCCCCTCTTCTGTACGCCAGTCAGGGATCGTTTCGCAGTGCTCTGGGAGCTTGGGACGACTACCTTCATCTTCAAATAATGCCGGCAGGTCAACAATCGTCCAATTCTCACGTCCCTTTTCAGATACGTTATTCTCATTCTCAAGCAATTGACCAATCATGTCATTTTCTGACCATCGCGTCTGAATAACGACAATTGCTCCAACTTCTGGTTCAAGGCGGGTATAGAGAGTCGATGCATACCAATCCCACAACTTATCCATCATTCGGGCACTTTCAGCGTCTTCCCTGTTCTTAACCGGGTCATCAATAATCAGCAGGTGACCAGAACGACCAGTAATTGCGCCACCAACACCAGCGGCCCATAAACCACCGCCACCTTGAGTTCCCCAAGCGTTTACAGCTTGCTGGGAGGGGTCTAATTGACCGCCCCCATCACGGTAAAAATCGCGTGCCTTACGAGAAAAACCTTGACTAAGTTCTGCTGAATAAGACGATATACCTACATAACGATCTGGATGAGCCTTTAGATAAGCCGCCGGCAAAAGAACAGAGCTAAGAAGACTTTTACCACTTCGTGGTGGCACTTGAAGAATTAGTCTATTACAATCGCCGTCAATAATCCTTTGTAGCTGCTTGATCAGTGTCGCATGAAACTGATAAAACTTGTAGTTAGGATAAACCTCCTTAATAAACTTATGCAGTAAAACCCTGTCACCCTTCTCTCTTGTTTGCAGCTTCTTTTCTCGCAATGCTTTCAGCATCGCTTGATTCTGCGCTGATCTACGTAAATAGTCTTTCCCTAGCTTTTGTGCCATTTAAAATCTGACTAATCCATCTTCAAGCGCTTTCACCCATTCATCAACCGTCCATTTGTTCAATTCTTCACATCGCGGGTCATTTTCATCCCACTCTAAGGTAAAAGAACCATCTTCATTTTCTGTGACATAAACCAATGGCAAATCATTCGTCGATGATGATGTCATCTTCATCCTCCTCTACTTCTTCTACTGTAACTCTTTCTAGTTCCTGTTCTACTAATTGGAGCATATCTTCCACTCCAAGTGCAGATGCCCACGCTTGACGCGATTGTTCAGTGATGTTTGCTGTAGCACGTAATAAACCAGATACTAGCGGCAAAGGAACTTCCTCTCCACTGTCTTGAGCGTCTTTAACTCTCTTTGTTAAAACACCGAGCAAGTCTTCCGAAATTTCCATCATCATCCGCGCCTGCCTTTCAGATGCATCACGGAATTCAACGATGGATCGTTTGTGTTTTTGTTCCCGAAGTTTTTCTGCATCCTTCCAGGTCAATGCAACCTGTTCTTTATCCCATTGTGCAGCACGTTTTTCCCAGTTATATTTCTTTGCCCAGTTTTTGATTGTTTGACGATCTACTTTTGCAAATTTTGCAACGGATTCATAATCACGCTGGCCACCCATATGTAAGAAATGTTGGAACGCAGAATACTGATCAGCAGACTCATGTTTTCCATAACGTGGCTTAACTTCATAACCACGTCTAAAATCGTACTGATGGATGGCCACGCGACACTATTAAATCGCGCTAGGTTACCGTTTTAGGTAAAAGCAGCCTCGTAAACATCAGGAAGCTCCCGCTCAAAAATAGCAAGGACTCCTTGTGCAATTTCGCGGTGCTCTAGTTGCGTTTCAGGACCAGAACGAATCTGCAAATAATGAATCCACGAACGAATACTTCCATTCATGTAGATACGAGTTCTTGAATTCAACGGAAGAATCCCCCTGGCGCATTCTTTACCAACACCAGCGCTGACCATTTCCATGTAAAGGTGTTCGGATTCTTCAAAAAGCTCACTAATTCGACGATAAAAGCCGCCAACTTCTGCGGCAGTTAGATCATTAATTGTATTTTGTCGATTCTTCAGGTCTTGCCGGCGGAGATGAGGGATCACTGCACTACCAAGATGGCCAACGTCTGAATAACGTTGCGAAAATTCTTGATATGAAAATGAACGATGGCGAATGACTTGGGCGGAAATTGCCCTTGTCGTATTGATTTCAACGCACATGTTCGCCATTTCAAATGGAGACCAGTGCCTATGTTTGATCAAATACTTAATTAACCTTGGAGCAGTTTCACGACTGGCCTGGTTGGCAGGGTTTGAAACCCGTGCTAACTCCGCAATCATGTGTCCCGCGTCGGGTGTAATCCACTTAAGCTTTACACTAGAAGAGTGGGACGAATTCATCATTGGTTTTGGTGACGGCAGGCTGATCATCTTGAGGCGTGGGCTTATACCACTTAGGGTAATCTAGAAGCTTAAGACTAGGCTGTCTAGTAGGCCACTCGTCTTTTTCGCGACACTCTTTGAGAATCCGCAAAGCCTTCTCATTGCGGTAACGAGCGTTTTCAAGCATGAACCTTGGAACCTCATAGAAGTCCATTGTGAACGGGTCAGTGCGTTCAATTGCAACAAAAACAAACCGAGCAGGTTTGCCATAAATTAGCTCTGCAGCATGTGAATACCATGCAGCTTGGAAGTCATATCCAAGATCAACAAGTTTTGATTGGAACTTTGCCGGCGAGATGTTATCTGTTGTCTTAAGGTCAAGAACCAAGACTTCATCTTCCATTGGGATGACACGGTCGAGCCTTGCTTTACAGGCGACACCATCTTCTCGCCAGTAGATTGATACCTCGTTGTATTTACGATAATCAGGCTGATCTGGATTAAACCATTCCAACCCTTTTAGTGCGTTAGACATTCCAATAACGGAATCCCACTGCCTATCGCGACCTTCGTTCGTAAGGATCGTCTTCTTGCTGTTAGCAGCACGCCACTCTTTACCTTCCTTGGTAGTGAATTTAATCCCTTCAGGTCGTTGAGTGAATTGCGCGTCAAATGTCTCTTGACCTTCAAGGGTTAAGCAATGCACAGCGGTCCCCATGATCATTGCCGGGGAAGGAATTAGCCTGTGCTTGCCTGCACTCACATAATGAGCAGGGCTTTTAAGAATCGTCTTCAAATGAGACTGACTTTCCCCTTCTGCCTTACGGTAAGGAGTATCTGCCTGAAAGTAAACAACCTCAGCGTCAGAGGATTTCATTTGAATAGTGCTTTACACTTAATCTATCTAATTACAAGTCGAAAATTCTAATTCTCCAGCAGCTTTCTGCTGTCGGCCTCTTGTAATAAGAGATTGTTGCCTTCTGGATAATGGAAGCGCGGTCATCCGTCCATAGGATTTTATTGGCCGTATCGAACAATGCGCCCATATAGTTGTCAATATCGCCCCTAGCAGTACCGTAGCAGTCAATTTCAACGGCAATAGGGTGGTCAATTGGTTCATGCTTCCAAGCCTCACGAAGCAATCTGCTGCATTCTTTACGCCAATCCTGGTAAGGTTTTGGCATGTAAGTCCCACGACTCGTCACCCTTGGACGAGCCTTAGACATTAGCTTGATAGGAAGAACGATCTCGTCGTAACTCAAATGTCCGTGCCTCCATAAATTTGAAACAACAATGCATCATCCTGTGTATTAAAGAAGTCAACTACCTCTTTATAAGAAGATGTGCTTTGTTTTTTCATTGCTACTTTCAACAAGACAAGGTAACCAATTAAATCATTGACCACGTCTTCATCAGAAGCGAGAAGCCCTGCCCCACGCTTGATACGGCTAAGCTTGTCATCAATCCTTACCAGTAACTGATCAACTGGTGACTCTTTGCTAAAAATCCTGACTGGATCTAAAGCGCTGTTACCATACTTAGCATTCTTCTCGAGTAGCAAGTTTTTGATGTCATCGCAAACAGCGGCAATCTCAAGATGGGCGGATACATCTTGCGTCATATAGATTGAATGCTTTCTTGTTTTCAATTAATTGTACCTGGCAACCGTTCTGGGAGCTTGTGATAACACGAGCTTTTCTCCAATCGTTATTTTGCAGGACATAAACGGTTTCGTCATGTTCAAACACTGGCATAGGATGCGGGGATTTATTCATCCACGCAATCGCCTCTAGTTGAGCCCTACGGTCAAGAATAGATTCAGTTTTTGGCATTAGCTTTTTGAGTTCGTACGATTTCATCCTGGGACATGTCCAGGAGCACATGATGAGGTAACTGAGCACCTAGCGCAGATACCCAGTTAATAATCTTAGGTAGATTCTTACGGTTTTCGCCGACGGATAGAACCCAGAGATCTTGCTCTTCATTATATCTCAAGATTCCAATAGACACCATTTCACCTAAAACCTCTTCTACCAGGACTTCCAGTCTTGAATGGTCTTCGATCTGGTAGTTCTCAACCCCATCCCACGTACCAACCTCAAGGTCGATTTTTGCGCAGTGTGGGGTCAAACAAGCAAGGATTTCTCCAAAAGTAACACCTCCTCTATGCAAAAGAATTGCAATAACATAGGGCTTGATGTTTGCATGGGTGAGTAATGGGGTTTTGTCGATGAAAGGCCCAACTGCCCCTGTGAGGTAATACTTGGCATCCATGACCCACTAAAGACCGTAGTGAATGGAACAAAAAAAGTGGAGGCTGCAATAACAGCCCCCACAATATGGTGATTGATGCTTAACTCAGGATCCATACAGGATCAGAACAAAGAATTGCTTTCCTGAGCAGGCTTCCGATCATCCATGCTGACGACGCGAGCGTTTTTAACGTCCAGAAACTTCTGGCCGTTGTATTCACGCCACACAGGCTGGCCATGTACGGTAACTTTACTGCCATGGGTCAGGTTTTCAGCAAGCCATTCAGCAGACTTGCTAGCTACCGACACCTTGTAGAACTGACCAGGGTTGTCGTCTTTGTTTTTGAAGTAGCAGTAGTCAGTGTCCATCACAGAGAATTCTGCGATGGAGATATCGCCTGCCTTACGAAGAGCTACTGCGGGGTCGGACTTTTTGCCAACGAGTTTGCCAGAGAGGCTAATGGAAGCCATTGTGTTACCCAGGAGGGGATATTTACACTTCATTGTATCTGCTGCTTGTTGGTAATTGCTTCAAGCGCTTTTTTTAGGTGCATCCGCACAAATTGATTGGAGCGACCAGTCTCCTTACAGATCTGATGATGACTAGAGCCTTCCATGTAACGCATCCACAGAAGCTGCTTTTGTTCATCAGTGATCTCTGCTCCAGCAATGATTTCTTCAAACGAAATTGAGGAATGCGGAGTCCTGTAAACCTTGGAGGCAATTGCCTCATGACGATTAACCTTCTCGCCATCATCATTGACTGCAATATCAAGACTGTTGCAGTACAAAGCTAGATGACAAGCCTCGACACGCTCTTTTGTAGTAGCTGTACCTTCGGCAAGTGTGTAACTGCCTTTATTCTTGATAGCCCCAAAGTATTCACGAAGAGTATTTTCAGGGACACGCACTGGTGAAAGGTTTGCGTATGCGTACCTCGACACTGATTGCTTGATCCATGGTGTTGCGTAGGTACTGAAGGAATAACCCAACGTCGGGTCGTACTTCTCTGCCGCACGGCGAAGACCAAGGACACCTTGCTGCAAAAGGTCAACGGTATGAATATCGCCATAGGAGTAGCTAACGACCCCTTTAGTAAATCCTTTAACGATCTTTGGAATCAACTTGAGATTGTGTGTGACCACTTTGTCAATCGCACGCTTACGTTGGGCTTCAGAAGCTTTTGGGTCTTGGATGATCCTTGCTAGACGCAAATGTTGACTAGGTGGCAACAACGGATAACGACCAGCAGCAGCCAACCAAAAACTAATTGGATCAGTCTCAGCGCTCATGGCGATAATTTTCACTGAGGAAAGAGTAATCATTAAAAAAGGGGGCGTCAACCCCCTTCTCTAATTTTGTCTGGGTCTGCAATTACACCGTTAAAGAACAGAGCGAGACTCTTAGCAGCCTCATCTAAGACCCAGGTTTCGTCAGTATTGACTAGCCTGAAATTGCGCTTCCTTTTTTAAGACCTCCTCCTTTCCGTTCTTTTGTAATACCTCCTCGTTCGTCTTCAAAACCCATCGTCTATCTTTGGACTTAAGAGTCTTAATTCCGAGATCGTAGTTTTCATTGATCTTGCTGATCAAATCTTTGATTGCAGGCTCAACGAGACCCATTTCCTTACCGAGGCTGACGAACTGTTTTTTAGACGCCTTGGCATCCTCCGCAGTGCCCGAAGCAGACGTAGTCGTCGTCTGGGAGGCTTGGGACTTTACCTGCTGAATCTCAGCCTCATCCGCTACTTGATAACCGTTCTCAAGAGGCATTTTTGCCCAGAGTTCATGGGCAAGTCCAGTTTGCATTGCCAACACCAAGCAACTACCACGTCGGTGAGTATCTGTGATGTCGCGAGAGCTAATTTTTTCATAGGGAATTGACTTGTTGTAATTGTCCATCACCGCTTGGGGTACAGCAGGTGTAGCAGTTCCATCCAAGTGACGCAACCGCAACAAGAGACATCCGCCTACAGGTTGACGATGAAGCATCTCACCTTCAGAAGTAAAGACCATTTCAACAAACCAGTCCTCTCCACCATGGTCGCGGAACAACTGCATCGTGCGAGACCAGTTGATGTAGTTCGCTTGAAAACGACCAGACCCAATTGTCTCAACTAGGTCTTTAGTTGCAATCCCTTTGAGGTTTGGAAGTTTAGCCATCAGAAAGATTTGATTTCGGTCTTTTTAATTTAGCGGTCTTCTTTCCGCGAGCAACCCACTCCGCAATTTCACGCTTTGTCGCAAGACCCTGAAGGATTCTGTAGATCTCTTTCTGACTGAGACCAGCTTCGAGATTCATCCTCGCAACAATCCTGCCAAGCTCGTCCCACTTTTGGAATTTTGAGTCTCGAACTTCTCTGGCCTTTGCAAGCGTCTCTAAGCGCCTTGTGCGGATGTTTGCCTGCCGTTCCCTCTCTGTACGCCTTCGGGCTGTCTGACGGGCCTTCTGGGCGTCTCTGAGTCGCTCCTTGTTCTTGCTGTAGTACTTCCGGTTGTATCGCCGCCGGGCCTCTTGAGCCGTCTCCCCTCTCTTATTTAGCCGTCCCTCGTCCTTAATTCCCATAATGTCTAATCTTCTTTTATTCTGGTTTAAATCCTATATCTATATAGTATCCTTTCCTCAGGTCACCCCCCAAGGGTTGCCTGAGTCCACCCCAAAGGTTTCCTCAGTACACCCTAAAGGTTTCCTGAGTACACCCTGAACTGAGTCCACCCTGTCCTGAGTTCACCTGACCTGTTGACACCCTCGTTACCGTTAATTCATTGACGAGGACTCATGTCAGAAACCAGCAACGTGCCCCACGGGCGACTGGAAGAAATCAGGTGTGACTACCAGCTGGCTGGCGGCTGGCTCAAGATGCCGATTGACGCAATATTGTTCAACGCAAGACTCACGAGACAAGCAATACAAATGTGGGGATGGCTTGCATCCTCTGAATCTGCTGCTTACAATTCGGCCTACTCGCCTTCGTGGCAGGCGTGTGAATACAAGATGAATTGCGGCACCAAAGCTCGGAGGCATTGCCTCTCACAATTGATTGAAGAAGGTTTCATCTCAATCAGTGCCGACGGCAAAGTCGTCACGATGCATGACCCTGTTGCTGTTTATGAAAAGACAAAGCAACAAACTGCTAAGCATCTGTGCGAAGAATGCAAAGGCAATAAAAAGCCTGCCAAGATTCAATTAACAGAACAACCTGAAATCATCGAAACAAAACCCGCTAAAGATGTACGCGCATCAATCGTAGAATCTTGGAATAAATGCAAACCAGAATCATTCTCAAAAATCCTTAGACTTTCTGCTAAACAGAATCAATCTGTTACGAAACACATCAAAAACTTAGGGCTTTCGAAGGATGACATAGAAAGTTTCATCTGTTCGGTATGCCGTGGTCTTGAAAAAAGCGAATTCTGGACAAAAACTGTTGATAAGAAATCCAGAAACTTCAACGCCGTGTTCGGCTACGGAAATCCCAACGATGTTAAGATGAAAAACATTGAAGGTTTGTTTGTTGCCGGCGAGCCTGACAATGACGAACCAACAGAAGTCTACACCGATAGACAACAGGAACTAATTGATTCAATCAAAGCCAATGACTATCAAATCAAGATGAACGATCCTGATTCTGACATTGTTCAAATCTGTAAACGCGACAGATTAGAAGACATCAGAGAATTGCAAGAACTTGGTATCAACTGGGAGGGAATCTGATGGAACTACCTTTTTATATCCAAAAAGCAGTTGACCTTGGTCTTATGGAAGTTGATGATGGGAAAATCATCAGTACCAATAAAGAAGCCATTGAAACAACAATCGGTACTGCACGTTTAGTTGAGAAACTGCAACCCACTACTATTGTTGACAATGAAAACACAACAGACCAAGAAGCAATTATTCTTTGTCGCGTCTTAACTTCCCCCAGCGGAATAGCACGAGAACTATGGTCAAAGTTCAGAATTGCTTTTGGTGTTGGTCATGGTCAAGAACTTCCATCTCACCTGTGGAGCCTCCCGGCTTTTGCTGCCATCGGCAAAGAAATTGATATGACGTTTATCGGTGAACGAACCGGTACGACAATTTCAAAAAATAGCTTGATTACTGGCTATGAACAAATGAACCCAAGTAACCGGGACGTATTGTTCTCTGATTTCTGTACAACCATTACAGAGCTGACATCAGAAGAAACGATGAAAGCCTACGGTGATCCTTCAACCGAATGGTCTACCGCTCTTGACATCCTAAAACAGAAACGAGCACTATCTCTTTACAAAGAAACTATCTACCTCGCTGGGCAGTCATTAAAGACTGATCCAAAACTTGAGAAAGCCTTGGAGTTCGTCCATAAACGCACCATGGACGGCATCAGCATGCTGAGTGGTTCAATCGGTAACCAAGGGCAAGTTACTGATCTCATCCAATCTATTATCGGTGACCCAGGTGCCGGCAGGTTGAATTGGGCTGACTACATCTCAAGTGCTCAGTCACAAGATCGCCCTACTTCTACTGGCGTCAACGCCTTTGACATTGACATTGACGGTGGTGTCTCAGCTCCACGCCCTAACATGCCCCGTGCAGGTCGTTTGCTTGTTATTGGTGCTCGTACCGGTGTAGGTAAAACAGCTCTCGGTGTGCAAGTAGCAGCTTCCCTGGCAAAGGGTGGTCTCACGGTAGGTTTTGTCTCTGCTGAACTTGAAGCAAGAGCAGTTGAAGCACGTTTGATCGCAAACCTTAGCCGTCAATATTTCGGCAGCCGTTGGTGGAAGAACGTAAAAGAAGGTCTGGGTCATGTCACCGTTGGTGAATTAGAACGTCCAGGCGCAACCATAGATCAAAATCGTATCGCAGAAGTTGTCGCCCAAGTCAGCATGAAACTTGAAGAAGGTGGCGGCAAAATTCTTCTTGAATGCCCATGGGGTGCCTGCGTTGATGCAGTAATTAACACCATGCGGACAATGAAAGCAAAACAACCAGAACTTCGCGCAGTCGTAATTGATCACTTTCATTGTTTAGCACGCCATAAAGGTGGTTCTGCCAATAACCCGTCGGCAATGCTTGAAGATCGCGCTTACAAGTTAATGACTGCTGCAAAAGAATTAGATGTTGACTTATTCGTTCTTGCTCAGCTAAACCGTATCGGGATGGATTCAAACTCCAACCCAGAACCACAACTCAATGAAATTCGTGGCACTGATGCACTAGCTCATGTCTCCCATGCAACATGGTTAGTACGTAAGGCTAAATTGGATGGCGACAAACTCAATAAAGACCTAGAAGTATGGCATTCTAAGGTCAGAGGTCGTCAGTCAGTGTGGAGGGAAGGGAAAGAAGTCCTTGACAGCATCAGAGGTTTCATTGACAAAAGCGTAATTAGAATGGATTACGAAACCTCTTTTGTTCAGGGAGACACAACTAACGATCTAATTAAAGAACGCCAAGGTTTCGGTTAATGAAGGACGCACTTTTCTTTTGCTACGCAACATTCAACTCTTGGATCCTATCCAAGCTTAAAAATTTCACCGAGAACTTAACTCTTTGCGTTGTCCACGCCTCCCACGCTATCTACTCCTTCATTGATAAAGATCGCGTCAAACATTTGCGTTCTACCCTTGAGCAACAAGATCTTATTGATGAATTAAAAGTATTCTCATCTATTGATGAAATCAAAGATGACGCCATCAGCGTTGGCGAATGGAACGAAGACCACGAAGCACAGTTAAATTGGTTTGGAAATATTCTCTACAACCATTATGATTGGGAAGTCGAAGAAGTCCATCGTTACTTAACAGAAGTCATTGAACGCGCTTCTGCTACTATGTCTAAAGATTAACCATTCAACCCTTCAATATAATCAATAATTCCCTGCCGGCGGATGTAAACTGAATGTCCCCAACCAATGGGTTTTACATAATATTGAATCTCTCCATTTTTAGGGTTAATATGTTGCGTTGGTGGTAAAGCAACACCAGTCGTTTTGATATTACTTCCATCCCAGTAATAACCTGGGATGAAAAATAGCATAATTTGCTGCGTCATTTCAATGGATTCATTGATAGATCCCAGAACCAGCCGTCAGAATCGCTGGCAATAAGCCACCTAGACATAAGGCGTTCCCTGGTATACCGAACATTCTTCCCATCCGTTGGTCCAGTCTTAATATATCCACCATTAATTAAATCCATCTCTCCGAATGGATCATGCACCATAAAATATTTCTCGTCAAATCCAATTAAAGTAATCCAATGTCCACCACCGCTTGGTGCAGTACAATGCCCTTTATGCAATACGCCAATCGGAACAGGATATCCATTGGTCAATAAATCCAACAAGTCAGATTCCCTCCCATTCATCCTGAACTGATTTCTAACACCAAGACTGTCTAATGCTGCTTTCTGTGCCATTTGTGACACCGTATCGCCATATTTAAAAACAATATTTAAATAATCATCATCATCATAAATAACACCTGAGTCAATATATTCAATTGCCATCGCCAATGCAGATGACTGACAAGACCTCTCCCCATGACCAGTCTTACTGTCTCTTTGGTAAAAGTATTCAACCTGTAATGGAAAGCCGTCAGACTGCGTCTTAGGGGCCTTCTGGTAAGTTCTATACAGGTTTGTGAACAGATCTCGTTGTGCTTCCGTTAAACAGTCATCTAGAGCCATCCAGGCGTAATCCTGATGAGCTAAACCCTGGTAATACTTAGCCGCATCGATAAGATTGACGGGTCTTGTCATCGTTTAAATTAGATGGCACTGGCACAGAATTCCTATTCATCAATCCAATTAAAGATCTTGCATAAGTTGGACTTGTAGCATAACCTTGTGCCGCCAGCATCCTCGCAGCCTCTTCCCTTGACCTTGCATTATTAACTCCTCTATACCCTTTATAATTTTTATGCCATTTGTTTACTAAGTCTTTGACGGAATCTTCAGCAGAATCATAGTTTTTGAAACTACTATATACTGATACATACCTACCATTTATATATTCTTGAGTTGTAATACTTGAACCTGCGCCTTTCATTCCAAAATAATTGTTTCTACCACTGGTATGTTGACCCCAACCACTTTCCAGGGCCCATTGAGCTGCTACAAGGTTTGGATAAGTAGCTCCAGATAATGTAGCAAATAATACAATGCTAGACCAACAGGTGGTAATCATTTTACCATTTACCTAAAGGACACTTAGCGTGGTAAAAGCCCGTTTTGGCTGTCATAATGCAACCACATTTCTTACAACGCCTTAACCGTTTCTGGTAAAGGTCGCAGGACTCACACTTCTTTAAACGTTCAGCTTTGACTTCGTTGTCGACAAATAACATTAGCGCTTAGCTGTTTTGGTCAAAATACCAGCGGCAAATTCAATCACCTTATAAAACTTAGCAACTACCTCGTCATCCTTAGGCGTAGGAGTTAAATTAACAATGGCTAGTGCAGCAGCATGAACAGCAAATAATGCGCTTACGATTTGTGGTGCTTGAGACCACAGAACAAATAGAACTTCCATAGCTCACCAAGGATTCGGTCTAGTGTGCCAAGTTCAAAATTATTTTTGTATGGCTTCTAAAGAACTGATACGTTGCTCGATATTACCCAACCGACTAAAAATTTCATGCCGGTCTTCTTTCATATCTTCCCTCATTGCCTGTAATTCGTGCCCAATCTGCTCTACACCCATTGAAAGCTTTACAATAACCTCTCGACTGTCATTGGATCGCTTTAATACTGATCCGGCAGCTATTCCACCAATACTAATAAAGGCTCCCACTAATGCAGCGATAACTTCCATTGCTAAAAGAACGGAGCCTTAACTTTTTAGTCTCCCAATGTCAAGGGGTCTCAGTAGTAGGTTCTTCTACTGCTTCAGGCTCTGGTTCAAACGGTTCACGAGGCCATTCTTGCTCACCACCAAAATTACCTTCAATGAGTTCCGCTAAAGCATCGGTATCAACTGTATCGGCGATAGCTGCTTCTCGACTATCGGAAACAGTACGAACTGATGCACGGTAATCAATCACTTCTTGTGGAGCGACTGTTCCAGTTTCACTTGCCCTAATTACATACCAATCGTACTTAGATAACAGCGAGGCTGCTGTCTGTTTGGTTTGTGCCGTGTATTGTTCGATTAATTGAGAATGATCTTTAGGAATCAATGCGCCGTCGGCATCATAACCCCAATAAAATTTTTGATCGTGTCGAGGAGGATCAGGAACTTCCGTGATGCCAATTTCAGCCTTCTCGCTAGCAGTAGTTAATCGCCACCATCCAGCAGGATATTGAATATCATTATGGACGAACGCCTTGAAAGGAGTAATGCGCTTACCATCAAGAAGATACATAATTTAATTCCTGACTGCAAAATAAGGCATCGATTTATTATGCCTAATTAAGTAAGTGTGGTTTATTCTTTGGTCACTCTTGACCCCAAGATACACCTGCTTGTTTCGTTGGCGTGCGTTGCCAGACCGATCATCGCTCCAGTAACGGCAGCAACTAGTTCGATCATCCGACTGGCAATTTAAATTCACCTACTGGTTTTCCTTATGCCGACGGTAGCTCCGGCCAGGTCACATCATATGGGAAGCCAGGTTGATCACTGATGTTACGTAGAGCTTGACGATAGGTAGCCCATTCGCCGTGGTCAACTGGTGCATCAGCAAGTTGGGTCCAGTCACAATTCGCAAGGAGTTGATTGCGCTGTTGACGAACCTCTGCAGATTTCTGCTCAAGGCGTTCAGCAATCTCCTCCGCACTGGCTGAGGTGACTTGCCAAGTTGTTACCCATTCACCGTTTTCCAGTGTTGGGTTGACTTGATTGCAGTTCTCTGTAGCTGGATCAAATGCAGGGGCTTCGCGATCTTTAACTGGAAAGACGTTCCAGGCTGCAAGCATTTCCTCCGATGGGTTACGAGGGAAGCTGGTGTTGCGGTTGTCGCGTCGCAGATCGCCGATTGAGTAGGGAAAAGTCTCGACGGTCTGGTTGGAAGCAAGGACGTACATAATCAGATGGGGCAAAGGTTCCGCAAATTAAAGAGCTATCTTGCGGAAAGCACGAACAGGGCCTGAGTTGGGCTTAAAGAAGCCGCTTAGGGCGCCATCGGAGAAGTTAGTTGAATATCCATAATATTGGCTAGTCTCCGTGGACTGCAAGTGAGTGGAGGTAACAAACGCTTCAGAATTGCCTGTTTGAAATGCTGTAACAGAAGTTTGCGCCGGATCACTAGAAGTAAAGCTAGCAGTACGCGGAGGAACTGCATAAGGATTTACACCCGGATAGGTATTATTACTAGTTGTCGATGGTTTCAAATTGTAATAAGCAATCTCTAATTCATAACGTGCGGGCAAATACCAGTCGCTGTAACCGCCAATCGTAAGACCTGTACAAAAATCAGCAGCTTGTGAGTTAGTCCACAAGGCGGTATTGGCAGCGCCGTCGTAATTGCTTGTTGCATTTGTTACACTCATCGGATTTTGCAATTGCTTATTGGTAGTCAATGTGTAGCCCGTTCCAGTGGCACCCGTAGCAGCAGGTGCAACAATCAAGGCATGAGTCGGCCTGCCGTTAGCCGTATGGCTGATTAGTCCTGCGTAGTAACCCCCCTCAAATGCAGCACCAATTGCAACTTCAGGCAACTCAACTTCAGGAAGCCTTGCAGGGCCCATGAACATTGCGCGTGCAATAGGATCCATGATCAGTTGCCTCAGGTAGTGTAATCAACAAGTGCAGCGCCACGCCATTTCGTGCCGCCGTCATTCGTAACAAACATAAACAAGTGCGTTTTTGTATCTGTCAAACTTGGCGCCGTACCCTCAGGCCATTCGACAGACGTAGGCCATGTAATGGCAGTGCTTGTTCCAGTCACATCAACTTCAAGCGTAAATGAATACGCAGTGCCACTGGTCGGGATATTGCTAAAGGTGAAGCTTGAATTACTTGAGATTGCTTTAGTAAAATAGTTGCCTGCGCTGCAGTCGATATTCAGAGCTGCAACAGCTTCTGATGCCTGCTCAAAGGGACCGTCTAAGCTAACGCCAGCGTTGAATGTCTGCTCTGCCGTAAAGGTCTGGGCTACGTCCAGCTTTGCCGTATCTGCGTCATAACCTTGGACCGTAACTCCAATGTCAGTGTCTACAACGACATCCGATCCACCCTGTTGCAGAGTTCCTGTAAAGTTCGCAGTTGTATCGTCATACTTGGCGGTATCGGCGTCATAACCCTGAACCGTAGTGCCAATGTCGCCTGAGGCCAACAACTGGTTAGTTGCTTTAGATGTAGAGTCTGAATGCTGAATTGTATCAGCAATAATTGTTCCAGCCATTTTGAATCAAGGAGAAGAAAGAGGAAGAATAGTGGCAGTATTATGCAACAGAAAATACAGATCCCGAAGAAACAGTTAAAGTTACTCCCCCTGCAATTGTGTAGACAGGGCCAAATACTGCTGCATTTTTATTGGCAGCAACTGTTAAATCGGCTGTAAGGTTTTGATCGTTTTGAAATACACTGCTTTCCAGCACACCATAAGTATTCCAACTTGGTCCACCAGTGCTTAGTTTTACAGGTGTAACAGTACCATCATCTGGCGTACCAATTGCAACTGGTACACCTAAGTCAACACCGTAAAAGTCTAAACCACTTGCGGGTGGCGATGTAAAAGTAATCGTACTACCACTAATTGTATATGAAGTGGTTGGCTCTTGGGTTACGCCACCAATTGAAATAATTGTAGCGTTAATATCAACAGGATAATGCGCAGTAGAATTAACCGTTATGTTAAATGTCGTCAGAGTTCCATTGAAAGAGGAACTGATATCGTCGAATTTCTTAGCAGTTCCAGTTCCACCTCCAGAAGCTCCAATCTCAACGATTGCTTCAGTACCGGATTGATCAGTTTTGACAAACAACTTACCATCGTAAGTGTTCATCGCCAGCTCACCTAAAGCTAGCTGTGATGTAGTGGGTACAGCGCCCTGTGTGGCTGATCTACGCAGCTTGATGGTATTAGCCATTTGGCTCCCTTTTGCGCCTATATAGGCCGGTACACCGTCATATGACGGCGATCTAGATTACCTATTAATAGGTACCGCCATCAATATTTACGTTATCAAGCACTCTGTCGGATCCGTCATATCCTAACACCATTGTGCCATTTAAATAATACTGTTTAGTTGCTGCAAGATCAATGTGTTCGCTAAATGTCCAAGAATCAGTTGAGTCAATCCAATTAATTGTTTTATCTGTCGAACCTTTTAAAGTAATACCACCGCCGTCGGCAGTAATATCAGTAGGACTGGCAACTGTTCCTAATTCAATATTTTTGTCGTCAACTGTTAAAGTTGTTGATTCAATCGTTGTAGTTGTACCATTAACAGTTAATCCACCACGGATAACAACAGTGCCTGTGTCATCCCCATATGCCGACGGGTCAATATAGAAAGTCGCGGGACCACGTAATTCACCGCCAACAGTAAAGTTACCAGTCGTGCTAACTTGCTCAGTTTCTACAGCAGTTTCAAGCTCCTGTAATGCTGACTTAATATCAACATTGTCTGTAATTGTAGAACCAGTAAAAGTACCTAAGTCTGAATCATTTAAAGCAACACCCGTTAGAGCAACTAGTTCATTGTTAATATCGTTAGTACGACCAGCACCAATAATCAGAATCGTGCCATTTGATGCATGACTACGAGTAATAAGTCCAACTTTTTGAACTTTTTCGGTGCTTGCTGTTGGACGTGTTGTTGTTAAATCGCCTGGGGTTGAATCAATATAGACTGGATCACCTGCGTTACCTAAAGTGCTTGTTGCTATATTAGTCAACAAACCACTAATGATTACATAGCCATCTGTGCCACTGGTAATTGTTTCATAAACAAGACCAATAGCAGGATATGTACCAGAACCGTCATTATCGGCTAACGCTACGGTGGGTTTTCCTGAAGTATGCGTACCAGACACATAAACTGGCTTACCTTTAACAATGTCTGAAGCGGTTTGATTATGAACTTGAATCAATACAACATCTGTATTGATAGTATTCTCGCTAGCTGCTGTAATTCGACCCTGCTGATCAACCGTAAATGTAGGAATTGAACTGGCCGACCCATAGCTGCCTGCTGTTACTGCAGTATCAGCAAGATCAATTGTTACAGTATCACTTGGATCATCATGAGTAACATCAATCCCTGTGCCGCCAGCAATAATGCTAGCGATTAAAGATTCAATGTTTTCCGGGTCTGATTCAATTTGTGTGAGGGTAGAACCCTCAACCATATATAAACGATTTTCATCTTTAGCGTAACAAAGCTCACCGTCAAGTAGGTCTGACAGGCTTGCAGCAATATTGCTATACGAACCCCGTACTAACTGAATCTTTGCGCGATTAGCAGGGGTAGGCATCGACCGAAATTGGCTAGACTAGTATTCCTTAGAGGTCAAAATCCCCACAATCTAAGTCAGTAACTGCAGCGGCTGTACCACCACCTCCTCCAGCGTATTTATATCTTTGAGGAACAAATAAAGCGACCCAATTTGCACCATCCCAAGTTAAAACATGTCCAACTTTTGGATCAGGTACATAAACATCTTTTAAATCATTAAGATCAACCTCTGTTGCTACTAAATCCTTACCATCGCGTCCATCACGCCCAGGAACCCCAGGTTCACCACGTAAACCTTGCAAACCCCGCTCACCTTTCTCTCCCCTTTGCCCGTCGGCACCGGATTGCAGTTTCGATGCATAATCAATAGCAGTCTCTAATTTTTTTACACGCTCCTCATCTTGTTTGATCTTCTTTTGTTGTTCAACAGATTCAAGTACTTCCTTTGTGACCAATGAGTAAATACGGATAGATATTTTTTCACCAGTAAACCCAAATGATGAGCCAGGAAAAATTCGATCTAAAGCCTCAGCAACTTGATTGCTTTCGGACTGCGTTAGTCCAATAATATTTAGCTTCCATTCAGCTTCAAATCCATCAATCGTAGGAATGCCAAGAATACCAATACTTGGCCCTAACGCAATTGGCGCTAAACCACTAGTATTAACTTCTACTTTTTCAAAGATTTCACGAAGAAGCGCATCAGCAAGAATGGCTCGCCGGATAGATTCTGCAGAGGTTATCCTGACCGCCATCGTACTAAATGACTAGGCTAGTCTGCCTACTTTTTGGACTTTCTAGTTCCCTTGCCAGGAGCAAGACGACCATTCTTCCCATGACCATTCCTTGCACGGTTCTTTTTGGGATCTTCTAGTTTAAATTTACCATCAGCAGTATGACTTACATCTTTGCCGCCTTTACCCATTACACCACGGGCGCGACGTTCACGTGCTAATTCAGCCCTGTATTTCTTTTGTTCAGGTTTGGCATTCCGTTTTTTATCATAAGCAAGTTTCTTTTTATACGCTTCAGGATTTGAAGCGTAAAACTTGGCAGTACGTCCTTTGGCTGCCATTACTTCTTGCTCCTTCGACGATTGGTAGCACCGTTACGGGTTTTCTTGCTAACAGGAGAAGCTTTGCCGCCAAATTCACTGACGACTTTGTCTTTCTTGGCTCTAGATTTGCCAATACTCCTAGCAGTAGAAAGAGGCAGTGCCATTACTTCCCTGAGCGCTTCTTAGTAGTCTTCCGCTTTTTATTCTTTGTTTCTGCTGCAAATTTCTTGGCGACCGCTGGTTCTTTAGCGTACAAGTACTTGCGTTGTTTTTCGGATTTAAAGGGCATCTTACAAAGGTGTGCCGTCTTTATTTAAAGATCCTGGGGCATAAGTAGGTTTACCTAGACTCCCGTCGTTTACAGGATCACTAATCTGTCGGCGGCGGACAATTGGCTCACCTGCAATAATGTCGGCATCAATATTGATACCGTCAATGTAACGTGGACCTTTTGAGTATTGAATATCCTCGTTCATTCTTCAGTCTTCTTCTTGTAGGTACGACGAGTTTTAGGCTTCTCTTCAACCTTTTCCTCTTCCACCTCAGCTTTAGGCTCTTCAACAGGAGTAGGCTTAACCTCTTCGGTTCCTTTTTCCACCCAGCCGGCAGCAATCAGTTCCCGTGCCTGCACAGTAAAGAAAGCTTTACGCTCTTCGCCACCCTTCACAAAGACGGTTGGCAGTTTAGGTAAATGCATAATAAAAAAAGGGTGACCTTAGCCACCCTTATTATTCCGTAGGCTTATTTATCAGCCAACGTTGTCAACCATGTCCAGGAAGGCAGTGCCAACAGACACAGTACCGGTGCCAGCAGTAGCGGTGTACTTAACAAGGTTGTCAGCATCGCAAAGAGCACCACGCAGATGGGCAATAGCGGTGCCGTTCTCGTCAAAGTCGTTAGCGGTGAAGGTCACGTCTTGACCACCGATGTTGAACACAACGGTAGCGTTACCAGTGATGGTCGTGTTAACGAGACCAACGCGGATGGTCTTGATGTTGGACAGGGTAACACCAAGATCAGCGTCACTCGTGGTGACGAGCATGTTGGCGTCAATGTCGAACTTTTCGCGGGGGAACATCCCCGTAGAACGTGCAGCCATGATACTAAAAGGAAAAACTACAAACCTACGCTCAAGAGTTAGCGTCTGGTTCTGTATTAGGTTCCCAATTACACAAAAAAAAGAGGGCCGAAGCCCCCTTTTCTTGTCTTGCTAGTTAAGCCTACTAAGATCAGGCAGTAGCGTCAACGTTGGTCAGGCGAGCAGCAGCACGGCCATTGACAAGAGCCAAGCCGCAATACCACTCAACACGGGTGACTTCCTGAGGAGTCGTGAAGGACTCGCCCAGTTGACGGACCTGAACACCACCGTTCTGGATGCCGGTCAGCAGATCGTTGCCGAAAGTAACGATGTAGATGGACTGGTCAGCAGGGGTAGCATCAAGAATGGCAGCATTCTGATGGTCGCGATCCAGTTCAATCACGGGCAGGCCGGCATACACCATTTGCTGGTAGCCGAACTCGTTACGAGCGATATCAATCTGAGCAGAAGCACGAGCCTTGGTGGTCAGAGCACGACGTGCCGACTTAGACATCACCAGATACTTGGTGCCGCCCTGGGCGTCAACAGCATCAATAGCTTCGTCAAGAGCGCCAAGGTCAAGAGCAGCAGCGGAGCTACCGTTGCGGATCACCTGAGAGTTGGTTGCAAAGTCAGCTGCAGGCATGCGAGCAGCCAGACCATCAAACTCGGAAGGAGATTGGTTGGAGTCACCGTTGATGAACAGCGATTCCCAAGCCAGACGCATTGCGCGAGTCTTGGACTGCACCTGATAGGCACGAGCCTCAGGGCCTTCCAGATCAATGATAGCCTTGTCAACCTTGATGTCGCCACCGAACAGGCGGAGGCTTTCAGATTGCTGGCTGACTTCAGCGTAGCTCTCGGTGTAGTTAGCGTTGTAGTTACGGAAACCCACGTCACCGAGGCTCTCCTCACGCTTCCAGAACAGGCCGTTGCCTTGGATTTCACGGAAAGGGAGGACGCTCAGCAGGGGACCAGCGGCTAATTCGGTAACGATTGCCAGTTCCTGGGGGTTCCGAGAGTGCTTTTTAGCCTCGGAAAGATTAAGGGCCATTGGAAATTAACTCCTGTGGTTAACAAAAGGAAAGGTGAAACGTGTCCAGAGCATCACGCTCTAACTCGGAACACCCTGCCTGCTAACCATCACGGCCAGTCAAAACCGGGTGCTTTCTAACATATAATTCCGAAACTTCTATTCTTCCCAATAAAAAAGCCCCTTTCGGGGCTTCTGATCAACCGAACGCTCGCATGAATAATTCTTCACGCGATAATTGCGAAAGATCCTCTACTGGCATGCCATTTGCATCAGTTCCAGCATAATTTAAACCAGCACCAGAACCCTTAACACTTTTGAAGAAGGTGCCATAAATCGGGTGGGTTTTAAAGCTAGCGACAAAATCTTCAGGTGAAATGCGCTTACCGGACTCGCTATCAAGGATCGGATCGCCTTGTTGATCCACTACGGTAATCGTACCGTTAGGCTCTTGACGGAACCGAGCACTCATCTGCTCAGCAAACATATCAAAGAACGATACGCCGTCAGCAGCATCAGGTCGTCCGCCAGCAGAAATAAACACTTTTTCAAGTGCATAACGTTTTTTGAATTCGTTAATCTGAGTCTCTGCCTGTTTCGCCTTGCTCTCCGCTTCCGCAGTTTGGCGACCGTACTTCTCCTCAATAGCCTGGATAGTCTCGCCATAACGGGATTCAATCTCGGCGGCACGGGCTGCATCCGCTTCAAGCTGTTGATACCGGTCAAGATCAACGTCTTTTAGTTTGAGAAGTTGCTGTTCCTTCTCTTTAAATTGACGTTCATAGGTCTTACGAGCCTCGCGTTCAGAACGCAAAGCTTTCACAAGATTAGCCACCTCATCAGGGCTGTACTGAGATTTTTCATCAGCACTCGCTTGAGGCGCAGAATCTTGGCCGCCAGTCTCCATCTCAGAGACTTTGGTGTTTTCTTCGGACATGGTAAAAGGGAATCACTCCCTGGATTAACGCGCTAGTGTTCCTATCAAGCTATCTTCGTAAATGTTACAGATGCAAGGCTACAGAAGTAATCCGTACCTTGATCTTGATCTAAGATGATCCTAATATCATTTAAAGAAGTTGTTGCATTCTCAAGGTGTACAACTAATGACAAATTCACATCTTGAGTAACTGCTGAGCCTGGAGCAGTGCCAGTAGTTGTAAAATTAAAGTTTTGCGCGACAGAAGAAATAATAGTACCTGGACCATTACGAGCTTGAATTTGATGATTGTAATTCAAATAGCTATTTGTCGCTAAATTGTCAATAGTAAGCTGCACTGCAGCATCAATCCTATAAACGCCGACAGGGAATTCACTGAAAATTCCGTCAGTTACATCAATGCCCGTAAGGGTTGGATTGAAGTCCGCAGAGCCAATATTTGTTCCGTTAGTTGCATTATTAGCAAAGGTCATTTCTGACCAGGCGCCAACCGTTCCATCCAGTCCTAATAACTGCGATCCAGCCGCAGTTGACGTTGGAGTAATAGAATTATATTGAAAGCGTGTATACAGTAATTCAGTTGTAGGTGTCTGCCATGAAAGAACGCCACTACCGTCAGTAATTAAATACTGATCAGCATCTCCATCAGTAGTAGGAAAAGTTAACGTATAATTTGCAGCAGCAGCGTGGGCTGGACCCTGGATAGTAATAGCATGAGTGTTTTGCTCACAATTTAAAACAATCCGCCCAGATCCATCAGTAGCATTTCCTCTAAAAACAACATTTTGACCGGTTGCAGGATCAAACGCAATATCGTTACTACCAGCACTTACAATATTATTGCCGTTTGTGTCTAAATTGCCGCCAAGTTGTGGTGTGACATCATTGACAATCTCAAGATTTGTATTAGGAGCAACATCCTCCCAAACTTCGGTGGTTGCATTGTAAGCTAAAATATTGCCATCAGGAATAGAAGGCGTTACAGTTCCCGTAGCAGCAGTTGAAGCAACGTCTGCAGTTGTTAACGAAAAGGTAAATTGACTACCTATCGGGGTGCTCAAAATTGTATGGCTACCATCTAAGGCTGCTACTGAAGAATTTGAAATTGTAACAATCAGCCCGACAGAATAACCATGGTTTGTACTAGTATCAATCGTAACAACATTGCTGGCGACGGAATAACTTTCAATCGTCGCAATTGATTCTGATGTTAAAGTGACCGAGGCTAACTCATCCAAGTCACTAGCGCCACCGACTAAATTACCTCCTTGTGTCGCGCCATCGCCAATGTATAAATTATCTTCATCCGTAAGCCATAACGGCTCGCCCATGGCCGGTACAAAGCTTTCCGACGCCACATCAGCAGCAGTTCCTCGCCGGATTTGCAGTACCACAGGCTTAAAAACGCTGAACTAGTATTCCTTAGTGACTATGCCGACGGAGGAACAAATGAGAACCAGACATGATCACGAAGTCTGTCACCTCGTGGTACTCCTGTTTCATTTACATTGTCAGGCGTAGCAAAGTTCGGACCCAATCGTTCCTCCTCTACGCCATTAAGATCAACACCAGTCCATGTACGCCATTGCGTAAAATCATCAGGAGTGTTTGCTTGAGAGCCATCAAAATAATTTGCGTATTCTATAGCTGTTCCTGACAATTCAATTCGGGCTTGCAAGTTTTCAATATCATGCCAATCTCCATCTGGCCTTGCATTACCTTCAAACGGATCACCAGTAGGATCCCATTCAATAAACTCAGCCGGAAGAACACCTGGCTTTAATGTCATTAAAGAATCCCAGCCTCTGTAGAATTTACCCTGCTTGTAAGAAGAGAGGAGGAAATCAGCAAGATCTTGATCTGTAACATTAGCAAATGCTGCATTGCTCCAAATTATGTCACTATATGCATTAATCCAATCGCCATCATAGGACTCTCTCCAGACAGCCTCTGGATTAAAGAAGCTCGTTGCTAGATCGTCTTCAATACTTGCACCTGCAATCGCTGCAAATGCGACTAAAGTATCAAAACCGAAACTGCCAACACCACCACTTGCATCCCCTTTAGCTCTAGCTTCTATTAGCCATTGCCCGTTTGAATTTGCATTATTTGGATATTCAATAATGTCATTAAAAGGAGCACCTCTGAAGTCTCCGGTATTGGGGCTTTCGTTTACTTTAGTTTCAATTTCACCAGTAGCAATGTTTAGCCTTGCATGAACGACATACCGAGTTCGCTTGCCGACAAACATTCTGATTTCTCTTTCATCTCCATTATCTATATCAACAGTTGTCTCAGTCTGCGTCATGTCAACATCAGCTACATACCAAATGCTATATACAAAAGCATTGTTTCCTTCTCTTGCAGTGAAATTATGCACTAATTTACTTTCAAATACTTGATTAGGAACGAGATCATTTAAATTTATTTCTCTAATACGTGTTAATGTCTCATCTTCCGGGTCATTTAAAATCTGATAATACCAAACAGCTCTTGGGAAAGTGATGTGCATGCAATCTGCATCAGCCCCTGCGTTGCCTCCAAGAACATTAATAACAAGAGCTAGATTTGATCCATCTAGTTCATAGTCAAAATCACCACCAGCAGTTGTTTCTCTAATATCAATAGCCGCGTCGCCTATCCGTTGATCTCCTGTACAACTGCCGCTTAAATTGATTCCAAGACCGCTAAGACTTGCAGATGCTGTACCATCTTGCCCTCCTGCGCTACGAGAGGCTACTGCAATCGCACCAACGCTAATCCTCCAGGTTGTTCCACCAGTCGCCTGATTTGTATAACTCGGTACACTGTTAGTTTGACTTACAGAGTAATCGGCTAAACCTGCAGTAATAGATGTAAGTACGTCAGCAAACGTGGTGTTTACCTCCGATGACCTGAGTGTTGAATAAGTGCAAACATAAAATCCTGGACTAGGAATCTCAAAAACAGGCAATTCCTCTTCAGTTAAATAGCGAATCTCTTCTTCAATGACTGGAGCTACAGATATTAAATTATCCCTTACCTTTAATCTTCTAGGTTGAGTTACCCTTTTTCTTTTCCTGTCAAGCTGTTTTTGTTCCTCCTGCCGCCTTCTTTTATATTCAATACTGCCTGCATCGTCAAGGATTACTTTCTGCCCTTTTACTAATCCCGTGTCTCCAATCCCTCTGACAACTTTGGTCTGATCTCCATCTTTTACGATTGGGTTGCCGTCAGCATCATAACCCTGCCATTTTGCTGTTGAAGTATCTGCATCTTGTTGCTCTTCTATCTGTTGCATTAATTGCAACCGAGCGCGTCTTGCGAATTCTTGTACAAGCTCCTCTAAAGACGGCATATCAATAGTTGACGAAGCGACTGCCCTTGCTAACCCTTAATATAACAGATTTATTTAAAACGCTTGATCTGGAAGACAGGTTTCTTGCAGTATAAACCTGACCATTGTATTTAACAGTGGCGTTTCCATCGGCGTCGTAACCTTGCCATTTAGCTTTAAAGTTTGATCCTTGGTACGGACTGCCAACATAAGCCGCATCAACTGCGCTTAAACGGTTTAAATTAGAAGTTTCGTTTAACCTTGAGACTAAGTCCATTAACCTGCTCCATGTAAAATATTAATATCAAATCGCGCAAAATTTCCATTTGTCAAATTAACAACTTCTGCTAATTTTTGAAAGCCAACAACAGTAGTCGGATCACTCCCCACTGTTCTCAATAAAACGACATAGTTAAACTCCATCTCAGTGGAAGAACCGTCATGAACAAAATTTGCCTGCTTTTGCGCTAATGGCTGCCCATTAGAATAAGCCAGTAGATCTGCAGCACTATAAGTAAAGTCTAAACGAGCATAACCACCATCACC